TGAACCTGACCTTTTGCCCGGCGCAGCTCGCGGTTAGCCACATGCAGCGATGGTAAAATCAGCCCATCCGGATGCTTTCTGGTGAACAACGGCTGTGACTGCACTGTGACCGCCACACTTTCAGTTTTTATTTCTTCCTGTGTCGTCGTTTCCTGGACTGGTAACGCAACACCTGTTGGCTGAGGAAAGGCTTTACCATCGGTTTCCGCTACGGATGCAGCTTCCGGCTCTGCCGGTAAATCAGCGCCCGGTATGCAGTAACGAAATTTACCGTTCTGATTTACGCGTGCCAGGCGCCCCGTTGCTGTTACGACCGCCAACGTGGAAGCAACCTTGCGAATGCTAACACCGAACTTATCCGCCAGTTCCTCACACGTTTTAGCCCCATCCTGACAGATAAACTCAATCATCATGTCCGCGGTAACTTTTTGTTCGACCTCCCCGGTCAGCACATCCGGTACTTCAGACTGTGCTGGCTGCTCTTCGGTTACCCCGGATTCACCTTCACCAGCCAGAAACCAGGTGTGACCCGTTTTATCAACAACGCCATTTTTTTTGAGTTCCCACAGTTCGTTGAGAACTTCTTCACGGCTGATATCAAGCCGCGCCGCCAGTTCAACAGAATTGGCTTTACCCATCGCTTTCAGTGCATGCAATACGGTTTCCATTAAAACTTCCTCCGGATAAAAATTACTTCTCAGTTCCTGTGCTGGCTGACGTTCGGACGCCAGCTCTCCCAGTTAAACGTCACCCAGCGACCACCGTTCATGGACATGCGGTCCATCACCCGCTCGCCGAGAAGTGTATTCATCGCTGCATGGTTAAGATTTGTCAGCATCCCCACACTGAGTAACGATGCCGTTCTGCGGTCAACAATCTGATTCAGCGTGACCTGCTCATTACGCGTATCCCGTTGCATGCCAATTTCATCCAGTACCAGCAGGTCAACGCCACACAATCCCTGCAAAAATTTTTCGCCCGAGTTTTTGTTGTCGTAGCTGCCATGTAACGCCAGCATCACATCCGCCACTGTTATCACAATCACACTGCGACCTTTCGCCAGAAGGTGGTTGCCAATAGCCGCCGCCAGGTGGTTTTTTCCTGTGCCAGGCCGGCCACTGAACACAAAATTCGTACAGCCGCCTTCCAGCTCTGCCGCAATGGATTTCGCCTGACTCAGGGCATGGCGCTGACCATCGTTCTGCACCCGGTAGTTACCGAACGTACACTTCCGGTGAAGCGGCTGGATACCGGAGCGGTTAATGATTTTTTCAACCCGCGTCTGATGATTCAGACGATTAACCTCCTCGCTTCGCTTACGCCCTTCAGCAAGCTGCCATTCCCGCCACTCCGTCACCGTACGGTACGGAGGGATTGCATCCTGCGGCACAAATCTGCTGACTCTTGCCAGAACACCACCTGACGTAATGTTTTTCATGATGCGCTACCCCCTGAAACCCGGCGGAATTTCGGTATCCGGTTCAGAAATATGATTCACGCAACGCTGCGCGGGACCACGCCACAGTCGAATAACCAGTTCATCCCATTTCTCACGGAGTTTTTCCGGGCTCTTGATGTTTTTTATCCAGAACGGATCCCGTTGTGCCCGGCTGAACATTTCGCAAATTTGTCTGTGACTTCTTCCATCCAGCATCCGCATTGTGCGCACGTCATTGGCCCACGCCGTCCAGTTGGGCTCTTTCGGTCGCGTGATCTCACCATCGTCACTGGCAGCCTGTTCGTACAGGTTTACAACCCGCCCCCAGATCCACTGCGCACATGTCAAATCCTCCCGGGTTCCCCACTGGCGTTTTTTCACGCTGAACACAACAGCATCAGGATGGCGGGTTAAAAACGCCTGTTCAGCCGTCAACTCGTCCGGTTGCGAAGCGTCCGGACAAGAGAGTTTTTTATTCTCTGTTGTATTCTCTGTTGTATTCTCTGTAGGATCATCGGGCCATTTTGACCTGATGACATTGGGCCGTTTTGAACCAATGGAACGTTTCATTTTGACCTCTTCCATCGTGTCATTTTGACCTGATGGAGTGGCGCATTTTGACCCGATGGATTCGTTCACTTTGCCATCATCTAAAAGCGCGCTATCGTAGTTAATTGTGTAAAAATTAGTCATATCACGCTTCGATTTATTGAGCTTTTCGCTACGCAAAAGCCCCAGCGCTTTCAGACTTGCAAACGCACGCTTTAACGTTGACTCTGACCAGAACGGAAACTGTTCCAGCCATTGTTCCGTTGTGTTGTAAATCCAGCGAACGCCATCACATTCCATGCCGGAACTGGTATCCCTCAACCAGTAATGCAGTTGCTGCAACACAATGGCTTCGTTTAAACCAATCTTCATCGCCAGCTGTGTGTTTATAACCAGCGGGCGTTCAGCAAAAAGAAGGCTCATAATTCCATCCGGCTTTTTGTTGGTACTGGTGACGATAGGCACGCTTGAAAGCGATTGCTTTTTCTATAAGCTCGTCTGTCTCACGTTCCACAACAGCTGGATCTGCAAAAAGCAGCCCGGACTCCACCACATCGCCATATTCTTTGTTTAACCCGGCAATCATGTACGTAATGCTTTTTCCGTCAGTAATTTCGCGGTACAACCTGAAATCACTAATCCGGATAGCCTCCATAATTGCCGGAATCAGCGCCGTGAATTTTTCACGCTTATCCCTGGTGTCGATAGCCTTCCAGCGTTCGAATATCTTCACCCGGTTAACGCCAAGCGCACGCTGATCAACCCCGCCATCATCAAGCGTGACACGCTGAACATCGATGTTCGGGCGTTCCTGTAGAGCCCAGAAGGCTTCAGTAATTAATATCGTCGCCTGCTCCTGCGTCATTCCTGGTCTGCATACCCAGGCATCCAGAGCCTCGCAAACCTGTTCAGGTGTGATTTTCATTGTTCACCGCCAGTAATTCATTCGCTGTACTCTTACGTCCACAAGGCAGGCCATCGGTTGGGTTAGGGTAAATATCTGGTCGGAGCTCGTGGGGGGTGACAGTCCACGCCATAATCTCACATAGTTGTAAAACCCTTGATGCAGGGACCTGTTGCCCATTAACCCATCGACATACAACCTGCTGTGGCAACCCAATCAAGCGAGCAACACCCGCTTGGGATAACCCTATTTGGCGAATTTTATTTTTTAAACATTTATGCATATCGCTAACTCCAATCAATCGACACCACTTATACACTTTAAAAGTTACACTATCAACACTTTCAAGCTGATTGTGCTGGCTACACTTTTTTTGTGTAAAATGAATGCATGAAGCGAATGACCACTCTTGAAATAACCACGTACCGGATAAAACTGGTGCTGGAAAAAACAGGGCTTAAGCAAGCAGAACTAGCCCGCAGAATAGGTGTTGCCCAACAATCGGTCCAAAAGTGGGTTCATGGCATCACAAGCCCATCAATGGCTAATCTTGATAAACTTTCTGAAGTAACAGGATTCCCTCCATATTGGTTTATGTTGCCACCAAGTGAGGACGAACAGATTGTGGTACCTGACACAATGAAAATAGGTCCGAAGCAAAGAGAGCTACTTCAGACATTTGGTGCATTCCCAGAGGAAGAACAGGGACAAATGCTTCAGGAGATGAAAGACAAAAAAGAGTTAATGGAGCGCACAATTGAAAGATGGCTCGCTGCCCGGAAAGGGCATCGAGCATAATGACCACCATACACAGACGGAGGTGTGCCATGAATACGGCCCTTTCACCAATGGTTTCTGAGTTCGAAACCATTGAACAAGAAAACAGTTACAACGAATGGCTGCGTGCGAAAGTAGCAGCGAGCCTTGCAAATCCGCGCCCAGCAATTCCCCATGACGAGGTTGAGCGCAGAATGGCAGAACGCTTTGCTAAAATGCGCAAGGAACGGAGTAAGTAGTAAATGTTACCCGTGTTATGGCTTGAAAGCGCAGATACCGACCTAGATGATATAACTAGTTATATTGCTCGTTTCGACATAGATGCGGCAGAACGCTTATGGCAGCGATTAAGGGGGTGTGTGCTGCCGTTATCCGAACACCCGTATTTATACCCACCAAGCGACAGAGTACCTGGCTTGCGTGAGATTGTAGCTCACCCTAACTATATAATTCTTTACCGTGTAGCCACTTTAAGCATTGAGATCGTGAGTGTAGTACACGCCAGACGCCAATTCCCCAAGCAGAACTAACCCTTTCACAGGGCCGTCTCATCTCGAGGCGGTTTTTGTTGCTCACAACCTAACTTTATAAGTGTTGACATAATAACTTTAAAAGTGCATCCTTGTTTCACCAACCCACCCCATTCAACAGAACGCAGGGCAATACTTCGAGTTACCCGGCAGTGGTCAGGGGTTAAGTAGCCAGCCCGAGGCGTATGAACATGACGGCGGGAACACTTTGTATAACAGCGCAGCAGGTTTTTAGTTCCGCGACCCGGCGTTAAGGGTAAATGAGGTCAACATGGATATGCTCAATCTTGGCAACAATGAATCTCTGGTGTGCGGAGTATTCCCCAACCACGACGGCACGTTTACCGCGATGACGTATACCAGAAGTAAAACGTTTAAAACCGAAGCTGGCGCGCATCGCTGGTTAGCAAGAAACGCTAACTGATTAGCGCCAGTAAAAACAGGTTTCCACAGGTTAATTTACCCTGAAAAGTCAGGGCATAACACGAAAGCGCACGGCGAAGTTAGTCTCTCTGTATAGGTCGTCGTTAAATTTAATTCGACCGTGCGCTTCTGGTTGTGGCAATCCGCGAAATGGCGCGGCGGTAAGTATGGC